ATAATATTCTAAAATAGTATATATAATAAATAATAGAAATATAGGAGAATACTTTATTCCCAAATATAAAGGTATGGCAAGCCTCGTGATCTAATGTATTCTGTGGAGTCTGCTTTGATTAATAAATAACTTCACATAGTATTTCATTAAATCATCAGTATCTATTCCGTGATTAATATACATCCTCATGATATCGCGTATTTCTTTCCATACTCTACGGATATCTGTCATTACCTTTTTATGTCGTCTAAGTATCTTTTGTTTAACTTTAGGAATATTATGATCAACCTTATAAATCGATTCTCCATCATCTACTATATAACCTCCCATGTATATACTATATACTGACATAATCTTAAACCATTTTATTATTAACATTTTCTTGGACGTCCTCTACCTCTCTTAATTGGTAGATATGGTTCATCATCACTTGAAGAAGAATCACTGAAGAATATTAATTGTCTTTGTCCTTTTGGTTTGAAATAATTATTATACATACCAGTACCTTTCTTTTTTGATTCTAATGTTTTATTAAATTGGTCCTTCACTGATATAACATTTGAATGAGCATTCTTTAAAGCATTTACAGCATTAGTAGCAAGTCCAATAGGTTTATCAAAAAGTCCCATACCATGTTTCATTTCTTCAATATGTTCATTCACCTTGTTAATAATCTTATGAAGATCTTTTGGTATATCATTAATACTACCTCCTTTAAAATTATGATCTAGTGCTATCATTATTGATTTCTTTAGTGATGATTTATCTTTAGGTGTTAAATCTTTCCATACTTTCATATTAGTAGTAATCGTTCTGTTACCATTCTTATCGTCATGAAGTTCTGAAGAAGCTTTCATAACAGTCCCTCGTTTCATTTTATAAGAAGGATCTTTCTCTTCAACTTTATATTTAGGTAAAGCAACTTTTGCTTTTGCTTTTTTCATTCTTTCCAATAATTTATTCATACGTAATTCACTAGTAGGATCTTGAGCAGTATCACCATAAATTTCATGTGGTTTATAAAATTCACTTTTAGACATATTGTATATAAAAATATATGTATTTATTTTTAAAGAGTTTTAATTTTTATTCTTGGTCTTCTTAACAAATTATCTGAATATTTATTAAAATTCTTTTTTGATAATCTATATTGTACTTTAGAATCTTCATCAAATTGGTAATTAGGGTATTTTAACTTGGCTAATTTAACATCATTCCCATATTTATTATGAGCTCTTAATTTTGACCATAATTGACTTAAATCTCGCATCATATCTTCAACTTCAAAATCATCGTATCCAGCTTTCATTAATTCTTGTTTAACATTTTTCCTATCAAATGAATCTTTAGCAATTCCTTTTTTACTTGCTAAATTAAAAATTTTTAAAAGTTCAATTTTATCATCTTGTATTAAATCGTTTGTTTCTAATTTTTTATCAACCATAGCATTATAATAACTTCTATTGTCTTCATTGTTGAATAATGTTAGAAAGTTATACCCTTTAGGATTATCTACTAATACTGGTACACTATGACCTTCATGTGAGAAATATATATTTTTAAGCATCTTCTTATTTGGGTTTTTAGCATTATTGTCAAAAAGTATTTCATATATAACACCTTCTCCTGGATTACGATAACCTTCAATCTTTGTTTTAGCATACGGTTGATAATCCTTCTTATTATCCTTATGACTTTTCAATTCCCATATAGTATTTTTTTTCATAAAGTCAACAGGCATGTATTGTAAATATTTATTCTCAACCCAATCTTCAAAATTCTCTTTTCGTTTTTTAGATCCATATATATCTCTTAAGGTTTGTATAAATTCTGGATTATAATATGAAGCATTAATATCTTTAGTATTAAAAACATCTGAAGTATCACCATCTATCTTACTTAGTATTTGAGGTTTATTTTTAACAATGACTTCTGTATTATCACCTCTTTCAACATCGGTTTTAGCTCCTTGAGAAGCTTGTGTAAATAGATCATCAGTTTCAACATTTTCATCTTCTATTTTATCAATAAGCTTATTGTATTCTGGTTTCTTAACATTCATCTCTTTTAGTATCTTTATATATTCTGTTCTATATTTTTCTACAGCGTCATGATTCTCTTCATTCTCTATATCTTTTAATTCTATCATTTCATTAGCTATGAATTCTTTTAACTTGCGATTAGTATCAGGATCTTTCTTAGATGCTAATTCTTCAAGCCTTTCTATAATATCATCATTGACATCTAATGTATTATTATCTGAATCTAAGAATCTATGCGTTCCTAAGAATATCTTTCTCGGATCATCAGGATCCCCTCCTGCCATTCCACCTCTAATATGTTTTATCAAATGAGATTTGTCAACACGATGAGCTTTACTCTTAGGATTCATAGCTGCGTAAACTCTAGCCATAGCCCATTGTTCAGGAGACTTAACTTGAGGTCTAACTGATTGAGGGTTTGTATGATAAGCTCCAATACCTTTATTATAGATAGTTTGAAGCCCGTCTTTATCATACCCTGTTAATTTTGAAAGTTCTATAAGAGTGTGAGATTTGTCTTTTGGGAAATGGTGTTTAGTGTTGAATTTGTTTTTATAAGAATTAAATCCTGAACCAATACCATGGATATAAGGTTCATGTGGTTTATATCCTAATCCACCATTACCCTTTAAATAATGAAACGGATTACATCCACCATTATCAAGCATTAAATAGTCTAAATGTTTTAACATTGTAATATAATATTATATATTAACATGTCTTTAAAAATGTTCACCAAAGGATATGATAAGCATAGTATCCTGGAGAACCAGTTGAAGCTTTTTCAGCTTGATGTCTATTATGATAAGCTTTTCTTCTTTTGATAGCTTTCTCCGGACCATCCTCTTCCCAGAATGTAGGGAAATCTTTATAACGTTTATCACCGATAGAACAGCAATAAAAATAACCATCTTTATCTTTTTTATATACGTCTATCTTTTTATTTTTTTTATGAGAAGGGGTAATATAAACCCCTAATCTATCTGCTTGATCAAACGAATAAGGTTTTATTTCATATTCTTTTTCCATTATATCTATATATTAATATATACATATATTTTTAATTATGTTTCTTTTATGTATACTAGTTCCTGTGCTATTGAGGAACCCATCATTTTGAAATCTTCTTTAAGATTATGTTTTTCATTGATAAGACTTCCATATTTATGAGTTAAATATGTATGGCGTAATTGGTTAACAGATACTTTCTTTCCAAACATTTTATTGAGTCTTTGATTTAGTTTTACATTTGTCAATTGATTATCCTTTGAATCATAGAATAGATAATCCTTATCATTGATTATTTCCCATCGTTTAAGAATACGGGCTAATGTTAATGGTATAGGAATTACTTGTTCACCGTATGTCTTAGCTGTTTTGTAACTATTGAAATACAGTTTAGTAGCATACCTATAGTTATCTTTAGTTTTATCGATATTGTGAAGCTTGAAATCAACGAAGTCCTTTAATCGTCTCGGTGGGATAAAGATACCACCCATTAACGATAGTATAACAAAATCTTGAATATCTTGTTTATCTTTGATTGTTAGTTTGGGTTTCCTCCAAACTAACATAGCATTCTTTTTTAATTCTTCGTATTTGTTTTTTATATCATCATTCGTAACCCATGATTCTTTTTGGTTCTCGGTCTTTTGTTGTTTAGCGGTTTCGATATTGTATTCTTTAATATCATCTAACATTTGATCTCTATATTCTTTTTTCTCAGATAAGACGACAAGAGCACTTAGGATCGATTTCCTTTTATTCACGGGCATATCTTTAAGCTTATTCATGACTTTATTCACATCATTGAATTTATCAATATCTATATCACCATTACCCCAAATCTTTTTATATAAGTTTGTTAATGTACTATTGTAGGTATTGACTGATGTTTTAGACAAGTTTGGTCTTTTTTCTAGAATAATATTCTTTAACATTGTATTTGAGTATATATAATAGTCTTTAAATGGTTTTAATAAAATATTAATATAAAAATAAATATTGATATCTTTGGACATTTGCCATAAGTTAAATTTTCGTTAACTCACTTCTCAAACATTTTCCTATAAACGACCTTTTCTCATTTTTAGACTTTTGTTTGGTTTTCACTATTCCTATTTTTTAACTTATGACAAATCTCTTATTCTTATAAAATATTATCTAAAATCTATATGAATAGAATTAACATCCTTAGAAAAATTATACCTATAGGTTTTATAAACATCATCGTTTAACAAATGTCTATTCTCCTTAATCAAAAGAATCAGTTCATTGTGAGGAATATTGGTCTTGAGTTTATCGAGAAAGATCTTCTGATCAATTAGCTTCCTAGGATTGGTAGCGAGTAAATAAAGAATAGCAAAAAGTTTAATCATCTATATCTGAATCACTGTTTACATCTTTATACGTGTTTCTTTTTTTAGGCATAGATCTTTTGATTCCTTTTAAGAATGTGTCTAAATTGTAGTAATCTTTCCATCCCTTACGATACTTCTTATTCTTATCTGTTTTACCTCCTTGTATTATAAGAGGTCTCATATGCTCACTTGTACAATCCTTATAAATAGCATTTAGCTCGTCTTTATCAAGGTCTTGTCCCCATTCGTTAAGAATAGCTGTAGTTTCTCTCTTAGATCCTCCTAGATTAAGAATTGTTAGATACGAAGAGTTCTTTCTAATCATTTTAGGAATATCATAATAAGACTGGCTTAAGAACACAACTGAACAGTTTAGCTTACGAGCTCTAATATAATACTTCTCAACTGGTTTCAAATCCTTAGTTAAAACAAGATCATCCCAAATTACTAAATGATTCTCTTCTTTGTCCATATCGTCAAGCTTAGGTGTTGACGTAATCCCTTCTGATATTGTAATTTGATCATTCTCTTTTGTTAACCAGTTATACAATGGTTCGTCTTTATTAGCTGTACAAATATGTATATCGGCAAATGTTCCTTTCCCTTGACTAAACACTTTAATGAGATTTACTAGGAAATTAGTTTTACCACTACCTGATGGAGCAACAACACACATTCTAAATGGTAAATCAATATTATGTACATTGTAATTAGGATTCTCTGCTTCTAATAAATACTTCTTAGGTATCACTTCATAAAAATTTATAATCTTATCTGAATCCGTTGGTTTCTTTCTTGTATCCATTTTCTTTTTATTAGAGATATCAATGGATAAAGGATATTGATTAGCGCTTGGTTGTCTTGGCATATATAGAAATATAGTGTTAAAGCTTTAAAACTTATATAAATATATAACAATATAAACTAATATATAATCATGGCTCAATATCCTATTCCTAATCCTCAATTTGGGATTTATAATAATAACAATTTTTCACCTCAACCAACTGGTCAATCTGGATTAACAATTGACGATGGTAAAAAATATTTCTTAACATGGCCTAATGCTCAAACAACCCAACCTGAATATTTAAATGATATTGGTGTTGGTGGTGCTGCTGCTTTTGAAGGCGCTGTTACTTTTAACGATACTGTAACTTATAATGCTGATATAGAATTTAACCAAAATGTAATAGTTGATGGTACTGCTACAGTAGGAGGTAATTTATTATGTGATACAACTGCTACAGTTTCAGGTACTTTAACTGCTGAAACAGGTATTGATATTTCAGTTAGTGGAGGTATAACATTTCCAGATAATACAACTCAAACAACTGCTTACGATGACACAAATACTGTACAAAATAACCAAAATAATACTTTCTTATCTCCTTATATCCAAACTTTTCAAGGAAGTAATTCAACAACAAATACTACAGGACCATTACAATTTAGTAATGTTTCTTCTGGTGAATATGGTTCATTTTATGTAGATCCTAGTCCTAACAATGATTTAACATTATATAGTAACCAAAGTAATGGAGGTTTGACAATTAGAAATGTCAATGGAAATTCTTTTACTGTTAATCCACAATTAAATAATGCTAATTTTTTTAACCCTATTGTTACAACAGGAAGTATATCTTCTACATCTGTTAATATTACAAATAGTTCATATTTTAATAGTGGTAATAATACAGGAATTAATAATAATGTAAGTGGATCCTTAAACCCTTTTATATATTTCGCTATCAATGATTTATCTAATGTTCAGACTATTCCACTATATATTTATTACAATTCTTTGTTGTTGGCTTCTACATTAAATATGAATAGCAATAATATAACAAATTGTAATAGTATAACGGATACAACAGGTAATTATGTAACTACTAATACACCTACAAGTGGTGATAATTCTCAAAATATTGCTACAACTGCATTTGTTAATACTGCAATAGGTGCAATTGGTGGAGGTGTTTCTTTATCTGGTGATAATGTTTGGACAAATTTTAATAATTTTAATGTAAATGCGGGTGCATTAAATACTAAAACATATGTTTATGGATTAACACCTGCATGGAATATTACACCATCACCAACAGGAGGGGCGGGAGATTGTAGTTTAATTGCTAATACTGGAACAGGTTCAATTAATAATGCTTTTCAAATTTATTGTGTTGGTACAAATACTGTAAGTTCAACAATAGCAACTTCAACACCTCAATTGACATTATCTAATAATGGTTATCCTATGCAAGTAAAAGATGGAATTAATATTCCAACTGGTGAAACATATGCAGTAAATGGAGTAAATATTTTAAATAATACAAATTTATTAGGAAGTCCAACATTAGCAAATAACCCCCCATCATATTCAAATAATACATCTATTGCAACAACACAATTTGTTCAATCATTATTGCCAAGATTTACTAGTAGTACTTATATTCTTAATTCAACATCTAATTGTACTATGACTCCAACAAGTGGAACATTAATAACACAATCTGTACAATCATCAACAACAGCGAGTAATATTATAACATTTTATAACTCAAGTTTTCTTATAACAATTAATACATCAATAACAAATGGAACACTAGCAACATTAGCTTTTGACATACCACCTTGGCAAGATTATCCAACATCTGGAAATGCTCTTAATTTTAGTTTTTTTGGAACTAATTTTTCAACTCAGGCAGGTTATTTTTTTAATATTTCTTTTAAATATAGTTCTTCACCTCCTTTTCTTTGTACTATTACATATGGTAATACACCTACACCTCCTGTTTCAGCGGGTAATGCATATTCATTTAATTTTTCTGATTTGGGTAATAAATCTTTTCCTGGGCAATAAATATAAAACTTAAAAATAAAATACTATAATATAATATAAAAATGTCTGTTTCTTTGCAAGAAGGTCAATCAATACAATTTAGTGATAATATTGGTAATATATCTCATCAAGGTGTTTTAGGTTCTAATATTAATCAAACTTCTTCTTTATCTTCTACATTTCCTACTACACCTACAGGAACAAGTTTAGGTCATTATCATTATACTGAAACAGGAAGTAATGCTCTTAAATTTTTAAATGTATGTGGAACAGGAACAGGAGGACATCAATTCTTCACTTCTAATTCTACAACTGCTCCTTTTAAAACTGCAACTATTGACCAAAATGGCATGACAATTGATAAAAGTACTCAAGGAAGTCCAATACTTTTATCTTTACCTAATGTTACAAGTAGTATTGATATTGTTGTAATATGTGCTTCAAATATCAATATTGCTCCATATAATATGACGCCAGTATCATCAATATGGCCTGTTCAAGTAAATAGTAATTGTACAAATATGACAACAGGTATTACATACTATGCGAAGGTTTTTGGTACCCAACAATTGCAGTTAAATACAAATCCTGATGGTGGTGTTGGTACCATTATTGATACAACAGATTTGGCTTCTAGAACACAACCTATTTTATCATTGATTACTGGTTATAATATGATACCAATAACATCAAATATGAATGAAACTTTAACTATTACAAATGATACAGATGTTTCAATTTTAAGTGCTACAGATTTGACATTTAACGGAACTAATGTAAAAATGAACCAAGTTACACCAACTTTGATATATTCATCTACTGCAATTTATGCCGATGGTCAACCTCCTGCAACTAGTTTATTAATACGTAATACATATGGTTATAGTGGATGGTATTATAAGAACATTGTATTGGGTCAAAAAATTAATTGGTATTTTCCACCTAAAACACCAACAACTACCCAAGTTTCAGCATTAAAAGGTATAAGTATTAGTTTTTTTAACGGAGCAAATACTAGTAATGATAATACATTGTTTGTCACAATCTACACCGTTCCAACTGGTTCTGGTGATTACGCGCCTGGCTTTTTTCATAGTTCTAATACATATGTTTTTGACCAAACAATTACACCAGTTGCCAATACCAATTATCAAGGAGTATGTATTATAGATAAGTCGTTAGTTCCTTTTAATTATGAAACTCAAATACAATATGAACCATCTACTGTTAATAATCCACGTGGTAGTTATTTACCAACTGATAATATTTTAGCAGTAGTTATTGGTACAAATAGTAGTGCTAGTTTAAATAGTGTAGAATTAGTTGTCAATAAATTAAATTTACACTATGATGACTTTACACAATCCTATTTATTAATCCCGCCTTAAAAGGCTTAAGAAATACCCCATATAATATATTATATATTAAGATGGCTACCGCAAGAACTCAAGATGTCGTTTTTAACTCTTATATTGGTTATGATTACTCCTTAAGTTTAGATTCTAAATTAGGGTGTAACTTGGCCAATACTCCTATTATACAAACTTATCCAACTGCTCCAACCACATCTAAAGGAACTTATATTTTTACTGACAGTAGTGGTAATGCTAAAATACTAACAGCTGGAGGAACGAATGACAAAGCTGGTATTAGTTTAGATGTTTGTTCTAGTACGAGTGCTCCTTATAGTGTAGTATCGGCTAATAAAAACGGTTTAACTGCTAAAGAACTAACTGCTTATGATGGTTCTAATACTGGTAAATTATCTACAACTGCTTTATTATTTAACGGTATTAACTATAAAACTATCATAGAAGATAATAGTTCTCAAATTATAACTATAAATGGAACAACTATTCCAACTATCAATGATAGAATTAATGCTGAAGAAGTAAAAAGCTCACAAATAGACTCTAGATTAATCACAAACGAAGCTTTAACATCTCTTCATACTACTCAAATAGCTGGATTATCAGCTGTTGATGTAACAGAATTAGCTAAAATCTCTGATTTAGAAGCCGTAGATACAGTTCTTAAATCAAGATTAAACGTTATTGAAGCTAAACAACCTATAATTACAAGTCTTCCAATTTTCCATGTACCTAGTGTTTATGCTGATTCTACAGGACGAATTGATTATATTCCAGCTGCTGTTTCAGCTATTACTCCTTATAGTGGGTTCTATTACAAAAATGTTATTAATCAAAAAGTTAACTGGTATATCCAACCTGATGTTGGTATGACTGTTGGAGATCTTAAAGGTATTATGTTAAATTTCTATAATATCTCAGCAATAACTGGACTTGGATGTCCTTTTGTAGCTGTTTATACTAAAATTGATTCTTTAACACCTAATGCTGCTTCTTGGTATAAATCAAGAAAAACCTTTAGTGTTGAATATACCGCAACTACAACCATTAATACTAGTTATGCCTTACTGGCTAATCTTAAAAGTTTACCATATGATCCATTGGCTTATGGCCATACTAAAGTTACTGCTACTAGTATCCCTGGTAATGATAAAGGTCCGTTCGCTGATTCGGAGCAAATCTTATTCTATAGCATTGGAACTGCTTCTAATTCAGCTGCTGGATTGTTTGAATTCATTGCTTCTAAGTTTACCGTATTAACAGCTAAATCTACCCAAGAGTTTGCTTTCCAACAGCTTTAGCTGATTAAGTATAAGATAATTTTATGATTTTAAACATTTGACTATATAAATATTTATATATTAAAATGGCAATTGAGATGTCAGAGGTCTTTTGGACGTTTTTTATTACATCAATTATTGGTCTATTATTAGCTATAAGTAAGATATGTTATAAATCCAAATGCTCGCAAATAGATCTTTGTTGTATAAAGATAACTAGGAATGTAGATGCTGAGGTAAAAGAAGATATTGAACTAGGAACTTTGAGTAAAGATACCGAAGAATCTAAAAAGAACACAATTTAAACATTTGTTAATATGTATATATATAATGATTGATATACTTAATAGTATTGAAAAAAATATCAAAGGTGTGTTTCTTGATGGATTTAATGACTATGTATCCATTGATTATGTTACAAGGAGGGGCTTATATGGTATTGCTAATCAGTTTAAGAAAAGATTTGATATCTATGTTTGTGCTCAAGGTCATGACTTTTTACATATCAAACTTATAACAAACTATGGATTGATAGAGGTTAATATTACTAAGATATAGGATGAAGGGATTTGCCATACGTTCAAAAATGGTTAACTCACTTCTCAAACTCTTTCCTATATTTGATCTTTTTTCATTTTTAGACTTTTGTTTGGTTTTCACTATTATCAAATTTAAAGTTATGGCAAAAGTCTTAATCCTATAATATTACTATAGAACCTTTATAAGAATAAGAGATTTGTCATAAGTTAAAAAATGAAAACAATTTAAAAATAAGTATATATATACAAATAAGAATATGGAAAAAAAGTCACAAGTTACAAACTCAAAAATCATGTTATGGGGATTAGAAAAAGCCTCAAAAAGCCAACTTATCGCATTAGAAAATCAAAACAATAACCCAAAGTCTATATCCAAACTCAAAAAAGATAAGACTGATAAAAAAGCTAAAGTAGAACGAAGGTTTGATACATCAGAGGACTATGGTGTTGAGGATTTACCATTCCTTAAAAAAGAAGCAGATCGAATAGAACATGAAATAGACAATGATATCGACTATGATGAGAACCTTGACTTACAAGAGAAAATCATGGATTTGATTGATACATTAGAAGAGATCAAAGATCGATTCAGTGGACGCGGGTTAAGACCTGTTTTAGAGCCAAAAAGAGAAGAATATGAAGATATTGATACTGATTCATCTGATGACGATTATGGATGGGGTTTATCTGGTCCATTAGAAGAACATAAACCAAAATCAGGAAAACGTCGTACTAAACAAGTAATGGGTGGTAAAGTTAGAGTTGAGAAAGGATCCGACGAAGCCAAAGAGATTGGTAGACGTTTAGCTGAAGCTAGATTAAAGAAACGAGAAGGCAAACCAACCATCAAAGAAGAAGCTGAAATAAAGAGAAAACTAAAATCAGAATCAAAAGTCTCAAAAGCTAAACCATGGTATTACGTAGGAATCATACCAAAAGGTTATCGTGAAGCAACTGAAGACGAAGCTATTCGTAATTATAGAGTTGGATCGTATGGTAAATATCACGTCGATATGATTAAATACGAATTCTTTGATAAATATAAAATCTTACTATCACATGATATGAGTAATGATGATATTAAAATGGCTCTCATAGGTATTCCTAAAAAGATAAATCGAACATTTAATGAGATAGAAATCCTAGAAAACAAGCTTCAAAACAACAAATACACTGAACAACAACATCATGCTTACGATCATAAACTAGATGAAGAGAGACATACCAATAAAAACCTTCAAAAGGCATACAATTGGATTTCAAGGCTTTACGCTGAAAGGAATAATAAACCATATGTTAAAAAGCATTTTACACAACCAACTAAAGAAATTATATCACCTAAAGAAAAAATAGTTTTAAAGCCTGAAGTATATAAAGAAACTATAATGATAGAAGAAACTCCAAAGAAGATGGACAAATCAATGTTTCATAAATTTGAGAATGCGTTTGATAAAATATCAATTCCAATGAAGGCATTCACTGAAGAAATGTTAGTAAAGCCTAAATATGCTAAGAAACTATTTGACAAAAATATAACTCTACATCCAGAACATTATCATCCCGAAGATATTAAGAAATACTTTTATGGGAAGTCTGGTTCTGGGATTGGTTCTAAAGACGCACAAAAACTCATTTCTTTAGGATATAAACCAGAGATGAATGATATTGGTGATTATGAATTAGACAGAGATTTATCAATAGATAGAGCAAGAGTTTATAAGAATAATAAAAATGGTAAAGTATATGTCGTTCATCGTGGTACTAAAGAAGCTTCAGATTGGTTAAATAATCTTATTTATGGTTTAAGTCCTTATTTCTATAAATATACAAATAGATATAAACAAGGTAAAGATGTTCAAGAAAAGGCTTTACAAAAATATGGTAATAATGTCGATGTTATTGGCCATTCACAGGGTGCTAAAATCGCAGAAATAGCATCAAGAGGTGATAAACGAGTAAGAGATGTTATAACTTACAATAGACCTGTAGGTCTTAAAGAATCATTATCACCTTTAGATAAAAACGTTGTTGATATAAGAAGTTCATATGATCCTGTAAGCATGTTAGCCCCTTTTCAAAAAGGAAATAAGCCAATTATAATGGAAAACAAGTCATGGAATCCATTGGCACAGCATAATTCATCATCATTGTTGGAAAATCCTAATTTCAATATTGGTGATATGACAGGTGAAGGATTAGTTCATAGAAAACCACCTGAAAGTCAAAAGTTAGATGATATCGTTCAATCAGTCGTTTTTATGAAACCTAAATGGAAAATATCAGATGCTAAGAAATGGCTTCATAAATGTGGTTATTACTATGATGAAGTGGATAATAAACCAACACAAATAAGATTTAGACAATACAATCCTGAAGATTTTCACGATAGACATTATATTTCAAAGAAGCTTAAAGACGAAGGTGTATTACTTATTATATCGAGAATGAACAATAGAGGAACTGGTATAATGATCAATAATTATGAGGTTTTAACCCCTAAAGAACAAAAGGAATTAGAATATAAACAATTCTTTGAAGCACAAACAAAACATTTAAAAGCCAATGAAAGACTTGATAAAGAGAAGAAACGTATTGAAAAAGAAGTCAAAAAGGCCACTAAAACTCGTTTAGCTAAGGGTTCTCAAGCAGCCAAAGATAAAATGGCAGCTGTCAGGGCAGCTAAAAGAAAATGAAATAATATAAACAATAATTGATATATTAATATATAAATGGACCTTAAAGAAACAGATTGGGACGATGAAATGCGAAAACCTGAGAACTTAGTTACTATTGAAACCGATGAAGATGAAATAACACCAATGGATATATCTGATATTGATGACGATTCGGATTATATTCCATCAGAAGAAGAGGAACATATTGAACCCGATGAACAAGTTAGTAAAAAAAGAAAAAGGAACACACTTGATACTTTCTGTATTTATAAAATAACTCCTATTCATGAATGTAAAGCATTATATATTGGTTCTACTACAAATTTCAATCGAAGGCTAAGTCAGCATAAAAAGAACTCTACTAATAAATTTAAGAAAGAATTTTTATATAAATATATCAGAGCTATGGGAGGATTCGATCAGTTTAAAATGGAAAAGGTTGTTGAATATCCTTGTGAAACAAGAGCCGAAGGATTAAAGAAAGAGAAAGAATTTATAGCCGAAATGAATGCTAATTTAAATTCTATTATGCTTCCAAAAGAAAAAGATATAAATATATAATTATATGTATATGTATATATGGAGTCATTATTAACAATGGTTTATACTAAAAAATATTCAATATATGATGATACAAAAGATCCTTCGTCAAATGGTGATACTATGGATAAAATTGAAGAACAAATAGTATCTATAGTAGAAGTTGACGATCGTGTATTTTATATCAATGACGACGAAAATGAGTCATACAAATGGTATGAGATGATTGACGGTGAGAAAGTAAAACGAAACAATACCGACCCATCATTAACCGCTGATGGAATTCCTACAATTGAGACCCAGTTGAGACAAATTGAAGAAAAAGATATAGAGTCTATTAAAGAACTGTCTGAAGAAGAAAAAACAAAAAAGGAAAATAAAGATATACTTATGAGAATTAAGTGTATTGCTTTAAATGCTATGGATAAAAATATATTAATAGATCCTAGAAGTTTATCTTTAAGAGAAAGAAAAGAATTTATAAAAAGAGTCGAAGAGTTATTGATCCTTACAGAAGAAGAGATTAAAATAATGTTTGGTAGTATATGTCATGAAACAATATTCCAACCTGGTTCTGATTATTCTAATTATATTGTATATGATGCTTAGTTAATCAATTTAGTCAAGTTTATTTTAAAGTTGTTTAAATATAAAGCTATATAAATATTTATATAACATTATGACAACTGGGCAACCAATCAAAGTTCCGTCAGATAGGAACAAATACAATAATGAATTTATGGAAAGTTTGAGACTACAAATTAAACTGAACGATCAAAACCTCCAAGCAAATAGATTATATATTACAACTGGTCAATTACCAGCATCTACACAAATGGCTGATACACGTTCTACAAGTGAGAAATTAGCCGATATAGAAAGTTTAAAACGAAGTATTGTTGCTGATTTAGCACCAGTAGCAGAACCATCATTTGCTTATGCCATTATAGAAGGAGTTATGAATTCTCCTTTAAATGTTGATAATAGTCTATTTAGATACCTGGCTCAAAATGCTTCTCAACTTGCCAATCAACTTAGTAAAAAATATAAGTTTGGTATTGCTGGAGATGCCAATGATGTTCAACTACTTGTAGAATTCTTAAATGATGCTTATTCTAAAACTAAAAATACATTCCAAACTATTAAAGGATATATGAATAGTACTACAAATTTAAGAGCTAATAATACAAATCTACAAGATCAAATAATACAAGAATTTAGATATTTCTTACAGCGTCTGACACAACTTGAATTAGAAACAGCAAGAAAATACGGAGATCAAGATCCTATAGTAGATGCTATAATTGAAGCTAAAGGGATAATTTCTGAAATTCTTTTTTCACTACCAAATCAACAACAAATGAATCAAATATTATCTGATATTTCATCAAGATCATATGATCAACAATTCAATGATCCTAATTTAGCTGGCGAACTACCCAATCCTCAATACGACGAAGGAATTATTCTATTAGTTATAGAAATGATTGAAAAATTACCTAACCCTGATAAAATAAGAACATTATTAAACACATTGGAAAAAGGTATTAAAACTGGTACATTAACTATAGCCGCAACATCATTGAGAGGTATTGAGGAATTATTCAATGACTGGATTATACGAGGAGGTGTTCAAAATACACCATTCCAAGATGCTTTAGAGCAATTCAGAGCATATTTCTTAACAAGAGCTAATGAAGAAATAGAAGAAAATGCTAGAGTGAATAGAATTAGCACTATTCGACAAATAGAATTTCAAAATCAACAAGATGAACGTGATGCTAAAGCTCAAAGAGTTTATGTGATCAATCCTGGTTCAGATCCTGTTAAAGTTACTAATGGACCATTTGATCAAGGTCCTCCACAAATTGATTACAACCAATTAAGAAGACCTGGTGCTAGTTCAGGTTATGCCAGTTCTCAACCAGGATTCTCATTTGGAGAAACCGATTCACAAAGAAGCTATCAATTACCATTTGCCCAAAGTGAATCCGGATCAGAAAATACTTATTATGGTCCAGCTAGTGGAATTCAAGGAAGTCAAGGTGGTAGTGAATTTAGTTTCTCTGAACAATATCCTCAAATATATCCAGACGATCCAACTGCTGGTTATTCTTATCTTGGTGAAAATCCAATGGCTAATCCTAAATTTGGTGATGTTTCACAAAGATCTCCAAGTACAATTAGAAATCCACAAGTTTCATATAATGCTATGAAAAGATCTCTACAACAAATGTATAGAAAACCAGAAGCTTATGAAATATTAAAAAGAGAATATCCGTCAGAAACATTACAAGATCCTGATTTTGATGATATAAAACAACAATCTTCTGGTTCGCAGCGAAGAACATCATCAAAATCAGATAATCAAGAATATATAGATCTTATGCTTCATCATCATACTGAACTAGATAAACTAGTAGGACAACAAGGTATTACACAAGAGGATGTTAGAAATATTAAAAATGGTGTATCAAATATAGCATCCGAAGGTGCTGTTAGAGGTTATGATATTGAAGAAGTTAATAAAATAATATTAAAAATGGCAGAAGATTATTTAGAAAATAGACCAAGAGGTAAAGGAATATATGAAACAATGATATCTAAACCCAAAAAGGGTATTAAGAAGGGAAGAGGTATATCATCTGATTATAGAGATTTTGGTATAAATAAAATCAACCATAAAAAACTAGATGATGGAATTCTAACATTGAGAAGAAAGAGTAATACTAATATACCAGATATGCCAAGTAAAAGAATATCAAGAAAACTACAAAAAATTATTAAACATATCAGTGGTGGAGGAATACCTGATTATAACGATCTAAATAGTTTAGAAGATGTAGAAAAGGATTATCTTCACAAACTAATATCTAAATCTAACTTGACTGAAAGACTGAGTGTTCCAGCTCCTTCAAAAGACCAAGAAGAGAAAGACTTCCATCAATTCGAAGTAATGAAAGGAGAAATTATGAGTGGTAATGATTCTAAAGAACTTGTTAAAAAGTTTAAAGTTTTGATTCTCAAATTGTCTAAACAAAACATTCTTCCTAAAAATGAAGTTCAAGAATTACTTCAAGACCTATTATCATTGGGATATTAAATGGTATAAAAACATAACACTATAATATCATATATAATGAGTGGATTCTATAACTACTGGCCTAAAGTCAATCATCCAAATGAAGTATTTTCTCAAATGGAAAGTGGAGGATTCCAACCACCATTTTTCTTTGGAGGGTCTCAAGTTCCCACGGCTCTTGGAATCAGAGGAAATGGGATGGTTACTAAACATGTTATTTCAACAAGACAATGTACCACTGGTATGGGAATAAAGAAACAAAATACTTATCATGAAAAACATAGCAATATACACAACCCAAGAAGATTGATGTCTGCTTGTGGTTTCTAAATAATATAAATTTACATAAAGTCAAATTACATTTTTGTAAAAAATATGTAATTAGCCTAAAGCATTATTTATATAGTTATATATAATCAATGTTCATTTTAGTCTTAAATCAATCAAATCTTGTCCAAGATGGGCAAAATAATAAACTTGTATATAAATTTCCTAATAGTGTTAATCTTACTGGTAAATATATAGCAGTATCGCAAATAAATATGTATTATAGTTGGTTTAATATCACACAAGCTTTAACTAATAATACATTCACTTATACATGGACATCAGGAGCCGGACCAGCGACAACGTATACGGTAATAATACCAGATGGTTTATATGAGATTGTTGAGATTAATTCTTATTTACAATTTCAAATGGTAGCAAATGGTACTTATTGGACTGATAATACCTCTAATTATTATCCAGTTCAACTTCTTGTTAATCCTACAAGATATAGTGTCCAATTGAATACTTTCTTAATACCAACAGCAGCACAAGCCGCCGCGGCTGGACTTTTCATTGGAAGTACCGCAGTTGGAGCACCTACATTTCCAACAACTGTATGTAATCCGGTTGTTACATTTCCAACTGGTTTTTCATCAATAGTTGGATACACTGCTGGATTTGCTACTAATGGTAATGTTAATAATGTATATATTCCTCCAATACCATCCACTAAAGCTCAGAATTATGTTACTAAAATATCTAATGGAGGGAATTCGGCATCAGCATTTGTACCAATTGGTACTTTGTCTTATTTATCAGATTTATCGCCAAATGTTCAACCGAATAATAGCATTCTCTTTTCAATCTCAAATATCAACAATCCTTATGCTCAACCATCTAGTATCATTTACTCCGTATCTCCATCAGTATTGGTAGGTGAAGTCATTCAAGATAGACCTCCTAATTTTATGTGGAATAAGCTAATAGACGGGACTTACAATCAATTAACCCTTAATATACTAGGAACTAATCTACAGCCTCTTATAATCAATGATCCTAATATGACAATCCTTTTAGCTATAAGAGATAAAGACGAGGCTTTCTTAGGAGCTAAATAAATAGTTATACGATTGAGACTTTTGCCATACGTTTATTTTTCGTTAACTCACTTCTCAAACTCTTTCCTATATTGGCTCTTTTTTCATTTTTAGACTTTTGTTTGGTTTTCACTATTCCTATTTTTTAACTTATGACAAATCTCTTATTCTTATACTATTATTATAAAATTCTATAGTAACATATCTTTTAAGAATATAAAATTAGTAAGTATTTAAAGTTTTATATATATACATATTATATGAATCTTACATTTAATTTAACAGAAAATAAAATCAAAACATTACTTGATGAGTTTAATCAAGATAGAGAGAAGCTATTCTCAGATTTGAAGATGAGTAGTGAAGTAGATCCAGTTAAAGAGAAGAAGATCAAACAATTAGAAATATTAATCAAGGATCTCCTTACATTTAAGAAAATATTACTTAAAGAAAAAACCGATAAGGACAAAGAATGAAACAAGTCCATTCTTTAAGAAAGATAAAGATAATTAAAGATATAACGCTATATAATAAATATTATGATGACAACAAGACATATCATGTTCCCGCATTCAAATGCGAAAATGAGATCTATAAATAGGTACTCTAAAAACGGAGGTACTGTTGGTTGTGGTATTGGAGGGGTTCTACTTGACGGAGGTATAGGAGGACAATCTTCTTATCCTAGTCTAGAAAGTTATATAGAAACAACCGGTAGAAACCCAATTACCAATACAATAAATCGTCCTCAAAAGATACAACTAACCAGCGGTTCCGGCTTAGCCGACAAAATAGCCACAAAACTATCCAAACTCAATCTAGATAAGCCTAAAAAGAAAAAAAAGAATATTACGATGTCTTTTTAACGATTGTGTTTATAAATTTACTTAAAAATATGTTTATATACATATGTATATAACAATGTGTGACAAATTAGTATTCGATTTAAGTCAAGAGGTTGAGGGATCTCCTAACGTCTTTGTCAGAAAAGATTGGATTAATATCCTTGATAACCAAAATCAAAATTATCAAAATAATCAAAGTATTATTGATACATCTCAATTATCAAACAGTAATAAATATATGGGTTATAGAGAATCATATCTAGCAGTTCCTCTATTATTAACAGCAACTATGCCTGCAGGAAACAACGGTCCTAATACAGCACCTGCAGTTGGATATGGAACAGGTGATTATGCTATTGGATTAAAAAATTGGTTTGGACAAATAATTCATAGTTTTACTTTGGATTATAATGGTACAACCATTATTCAACAAACCCCTTTTGTTAATATGTGGAATACTTTTAAATTACTTACAACATTATCTTATAACGATCTTATAACTCAAGGTTCTACTATTGGATTTTACCCTGATACATCTTCATCTTGGTATTTTAAACAACCATCGTCAACAATTAATTTCCAATCACTTTATCCTCCAGTAGCATCTGTTAATGGTATTTATGTATGTAATAATGATGTAAATATTTCTAACAGTACTGTGAGTTCAAATTTATCTTCACAAGGTAATAGATATTTATGTAGTGGATTTGTTTCTGGTTTAAGTAATCAAAATCAAGTAAGTGAGGCTCAACAATTCGCAAATGGTCCAATAACACCATCTATTGGATTAGGAGGAAATACTGGTTTAGCACAAAGAATCTCTTGGATAAATTACAATCCAGCAGTACTTGGTGGTAGTAGTAGTACATACGGGGCTGTAGGTGTTAATGCTGCTAGTTGTAATCAAATCTGGAAATCATATATTCTTAATCAATTTGACTCAGCAGCAGGAGTAAATGGTCAAATGCAAATTAATGTTATGGCAACTATTTACTTGAAACAAGTTCATTCATTCTTTAATATGATTCCTCTATTAAAAGGTGTATTCATGAAAATTACTATGAACTTAAATAATGCTTCAACTTCAATTATAATTGATCCTGCAACAACAGGAGGGGCAGGTGTTGCTCCAAATGCTACTTCAAGTTTCATTTCAACATATACTTCAACAGTTCCAGTTGGTGGGGTTAATCCTATAATGGTACCAAGTTTTAGAACTGGGTCTTATAATAGTCATGGTGCTACAAATTTAGTAACAACTCAACCTGTTGCTCAAACATATATAGTTCCATCAGCAGGAACATATTTTTATAATTTATCAATTGGAGCAAGAATGTTAGGAACAAATCCTAATGGAGCAGTTGTATTATCCGAAGGTCAATTATCAAAATCTATTTACCTATATGTACCAGCTTATACATTTAATCCAGTTTTTGAAGAAGCATATTTATCCAATCCTGTAAAACAAATTAAATATACAGATATCTATCAATATCAAGTTCAAAACATAGCAGGAGGTGGAAATACTCAATTCAATAATTTAATTACAAATGGTATAGCCAATATCAAATCTGTATTATTGATTCCTTTTTATAGTCAAAATAATACAGGTTCGGCTGTACCTTTTACATTACCTAGTCCTCAATATCAAAGTCCTTTTGATCCAGCAGGATGTGGAACTACAGCACCTATGATTACATTAGGAAATTTCAATATTCAAATATCTGGTCAAAATGCTATTTACAATACTCAAAGATATACTTTTGAGGAATTCAATAATCAATTATATGGACAATATTCAGTTAATGGTGGTTTAACAGATGGACTTACATCAGGTCTTATTGGTTATCAAGATTTCTTACAATCATATTGTTATTACTATGTTAATGTTGAACGTATGTTACCAGTTGAACAATCAGTACCAAAATCTGTTCAAATTCTAGGAACCAATTACTCAACTCAAGCAATTGATTTATGGGTTTTTGTTGAATACGGAGTTGAGATTAACATAGATTTGACCACTGGAGCCCGTGTTTAAATAACAAATAAATTGTGAATTAATTATCAAATAAGCGGTTTCTTACCATATTATTAAAATCATATAAGATTTTGACAATATATTTTCATATATCATAATGCCACACGTAATAAGTATAATGGGTTCACCAGCTCAAAAGAGCAAATTAAGAAATGGACATAAAGTCAGAATTAAACATGGAGCAGGTTTTAATGTTATTGTTAATCCTAATACATACCATCTCGTATCTAGGGCTTTTTTAAAAAACAAAGGTATAAGTCTCCAATTATCCCCTGATGAGTTAATGATGAATAAATCACCATCACCGGAATTACAACAACAAATAATGGGTCATAATCAACATATGATTATACCAGGAGTTATAGATCATATTAATATGGGCGGACGAGGTTTAGGAACAGGTATTGGAGATTTCTTTAAAAATTTAGGACATAGTATTAAAAGTGGATTTGAAAACCAAATTATAAATCCTATTAAAGATACAGTAAATAAAATAATCCCTGGGGATGTTCAAAGAGATATAGGTAAAGTAGGAAATGCTTTATCTTTAGCAGATATGTTTAAACAATTAAAAGAAGGTAAAAAACCTCAAGATATTATAAAAGACAAATACAATGCTATTAATAGTGTTTATAAAGAAAGAGTTCCAGAAGAAATAAGAAGAGATATTAATACAGCAGTAAGATATTCTACACTTCCAGGTGCCGCTATTGATTTGGCTTCTAGACTTAAAAGAGGTGATAGAATTGATGATATTGTTAAAGGTCAATACGAAGATTTGAAACATCTAAATGATACAAAAAATAAAATTATAAAATCAAATCCTGCTTTAACAGAAGCATATAAAAAAGGTGTAATGGCTACTGCTGGTTTAGGAAGTGCTGCATTAGGATCAGCATTTGGATTATCACCAGCAACAGGAGCATTAGCAGGTTTAGCAGCAACAAAAGGTGCTGAACAATTATTAAAAGCAGAGGGATATGGATTACATCATATTATTGATTATGGTATGCATAAATATAATAAACATAAAAAACATAGAAATCCTATTGATGGGATGTTAGGAAGAGGTCATATAACCGATTTCTTTAAAAACGCTGGTAAAAAAGTAAAAGATATTTTTCATAGTGTTGTTCAAACTGCTACTCCTTATGTTGAAAAAGGAAAAGATAAATTATCTAGACTTCATGAATTCATATTAAAAAATCCAGCATTAGGCGCTAAGATTAAAGAACATGGTTCTAAGTTAGCAGGTATCCTAGCAAAAGAAGGAGTTAAGTATATGGGAGGTAGTGAAGAAATGGCTGACTTAGCAGGCAAAGTTGGAGAAGATGCAGGAAAAGAAGGAATTAAACATGTTGGATACGGTGAAGAAAGAAAACCAACATATAATCCTTCACCTTATAAATCATCAAGAGATGGACAAGGTTTATATTCTGGAAGACAAATGGGGAGAGGTATGAGAGGATTTACTTTACCTCCAAAAGGGAATGGAATAGGAAATGATATTGAACGTGGAGGAAGAGAAGGTATTAATAGAGTTAAAAATCTTTTTGGTCATGGTATTGGTAATGATATTGAACGTGGAGGAAGAGAAGGTATTAATAGAGTTAAAAATCTTTTTGGTAGAGGAATAGGAAATGATATTGATAATGGTATTAGAATGGGTATTGGTAAAATAAGAGGTCTTGTTGGAGAAGGTTTATATAGTGGTTCCCCAATAGCAGGAGGAGCTGTATTTAATAGTTATGATTCATTACATAATGCTACAATGGGATATTATAATTCTAATAAAAATTTAGCAAGAATGTCAGATAATACTGTTTATGGTCAACATGAAGCTGATCCAATTAAAAGATATTGGGATGCTGATGGACAACCTAGAAGTAGAGGTACAGGATTACATAAACACAGTCATGGTAAAGTTCATCATTCAAGAAGTGCTGGTTATGAGAAATCCAATCACTACAATCTTGTAAGAGGTAGAGGAACCCTATTGGAACATAAATCACATTTACCTCCAGCATTACAATCTCAACCATATGGAGCAAATTTTAATATGCAAAATATGCTTCCTCCACAATATCAAAAATATAATGATGGTACAAATGAATATTAAAATAGTATAAAGAATTAATCATATAATGTATATATAATGCTCACAGATGAACAAATTGAAGAATTAGCTCAGCGTATGGGAATACCAATAGCTGGATGTTATTTTAAAGATGAATTGCCTAAAAAGTTAGAATCCAATAAGAGTTATTTTATAAACATTCAGGATAGTCATGACGATGATGGTAATAGCAATGAAGGAACACATTGGACTTTTTTACAAGTAAACGAAACACCTAAAGGACAAATAGAACCTATATATTTTGATCCTTATGGATCACCGCCTCCAGAAGCAGTTAAAAAAGCAGTGACAAATACATTTCATAAATATTTACCATATACAAAAAAAGACATCCAGAGTTTGATGAACAATGCCTGTGGATTTTATTGTTTGGCTATGGGTCATTTTATTAATAAGTGTCCATTAAGAACCTGTCATTTTTATAATGATGTAGAAGAGTTCTTGGAAATATTTGATGACCTCAATACATCAGTAGATTGGAAAAAGAATGAATATCTATTAAAGATGTTCTTCCAATCAGAAGACCCAACCAAACGTAAAACAATAGATGTTCATAGTCAAACTCACGATGATTATGAAAGGATCCTTAACGAGGATGAAAAAGGGGGGATAGATTTGATGAAAATTCCTATAGATACTAAAATAATATAAAGATATAGTAATATATTATATATATCATGGAACCCGACACAGAAACAGTAAAAGTTTATTCATCGTATACGGAAGCTCAGAAAAGAGCTACAAAGAAGTATAGAGAACTTAATAAGGAAAAAGTAAACGCTCAACGTAAGAAATATTACGATGATCGAAAAGCTAAAGACCCTACCTTTCTAACATACAAAAGAGAAAAGGCTAAAGAGTATTATATCAAAAAGAAAGGAATTAAATCAGATAATCTATTTGAAACATTAGATGAAGTACCTAAAATAATTGAAGATGTTAAAGAAGAAGAACTTAAACCAGAATTGGTTATTATAACCAATTCAGATGGAGACGATGAATCACCTCCATTTGAGGAATTGAAACTTGTCAAACCTAAAGCTCCTAGAAAACCAAGAGCTAAAAAAGAATCTCCATTGAAAGAAAACATTAAACCAGAAGATCTTGAAGAATTGAAAGATGCTCTATTGAATTCTATAGTATTATCCCCAGAAGATGAAATTGAGTTTAAAGAAGAAATTATTGAAAAGAAACCCAAAACAAATAAAGCAATCAAAGAGCCTAAAACACCAAGAGCTCCAAGATCCAAAAAA